GGACGCGGTAATAGATGCCACTAAGGTTGAGGCCGGATTATCTACGTACAGTATGCCAACGTTTGCAGGACCAGCTATTGAGGGTCGATTAACATTTGCAGGCATAACAGGTGCAGATAGCGCTGTGGCTTACTTTTGGCGAACCTAGTATAATTACTCAGTCGCTTTGTGAAGGGGGCGACACTTAGGCCGCGCGGTCTTCCTTCAAAGTCCTTCATACCCCCGAAAAGGGGGTTTTAATCCCTTCGCTTAATGGACTAAAAGAGGGATTCCTTTTGACATATTCAAAATCGTTAGGGCTTAGCTCTAGCTCAGATTTCAACCCTACAACAGATTTAAATATCGAGCGACTTTTTGATGGCGAAAGTGTAGCGTCAATTCAGCAGCCAACAGGAACAGGTGTGGCAAACGCAATTCAAATAGAGTTCGGTCCCGCTTTTGGTTCTGGTGCAAGCCCTGTGCAAATGGGTGTGGATGGCACTATTACTATAAATACAGCAGGAACATATAGAATCAAGGTGGCACTTCAATTCGGCAGGACTGGTTCTGCGGGTGTTTCGACATTATTATTCAGGGTAAGAGTTAACGGTGTGCAAGCTGGTAGAAGTATTGCAGCTAAGATAGAAAACGCTAACGCAGAGCAGTATTTCGAAAATGACACTTGGCTGACAGTTCCAGCAGCTACCGAGTTGAAGTTCGACCTAATGAGGGATGATGACGGTAATAACTCAGGAGGCTTGTTTGCGGTAGAGCCTACTGTAGAAGCAGGCTCTTGGAGTTTTGCGCCAACTGCTGCGATAAGATTCGAGAGGTGGGTGTGATGTGGTATTGATAGTAATTTGCGGGGTGTAGCAGCCCCGTGTTAAAATAGCCTTACCCCATCTTAATTGATGCATAAGGCGAAACAATGAGTGAACAAGCTAAAACAGGTCGCCCGACCAAGTATAAAGAAGAGTACGCAGAACAAGCTAGAAAGCTATGTGACCTAGGTGCCACAGACAAGCAACTAGCTGATTTCTTTAATGTATCTAAGTCCACATTAAACCTTTGGAAGTTGAATAATCCTTCGTTTTCGGACTCCTTAAAAATAGGCAAGGATGTTCCTGACGATAATGTTAAGCGCTCTTTGTATGATAGAGCTATGGGTTATACATGCCTAGAAGCTAAACACCATGTAGTAAATGGTGAACTTATTGAAACAATGGTAGAGAAGCACTACCCGCCTGACCCCACCTCTATGATCTTTTGGTTAAAGAATAGAAAGCCTGAAGAGTTCAGAGATAAGGTTGAGACTGTACAGGTCCAAATGACTCACGAGGAATGGCTGGAATCCCTTAAGTGATGGATAAGCGCCAAGAGCTAAAGGACAACTTTGATTTCTATAGTCGCAATTGCCTACAGATAAGAACAAAGAATAAAGGCCTGCAAAACTTCTTTCTTAATAGTGCGCAAAAGCATATACACGAAAGACTAGAGAAGCAGCTAAAAGAGAAAGGCAAGGTTAGGGCTATTATTCTTAAAGGCAGGCAGCAAGGTATGAGCACCTATGTTGAGGGCCGCTTCTTATGGCGCGTCACTCATAATAAAGGGGTGCGCGCATTCATACTTACCCATGATGCAGAGTCCACTAATGCGCTGTTTGAGATGACAGAGCGCTACTATTCTAATCTACCTCCATTCGTTAAGCCTGAAATATCCGCATCTAACGCTAAGGAGCTTTCATTCGCTAAGCTTGATTCTGGCTACAAGATAGGTACGGCTGGTAATAAGGCGGTAGGTCGAGGACAGACAATACAATTCTTTCATGGATCAGAGGTTGCGTTCTGGGCTAATGCTTCAGAGCATACCAAGGGTATTATGCAGGCTATTCCAGATTCAGGAGGAACCGAAGTAATATTCGAGTCTACAGCTAACGGTGTTGGTAATTTCTTCCATGAGCAGTGGAAGGCAGCAGAAAAGAATGAGTCTGAGTTCGAGGCTATATTCATCCCTTGGTTTTGGCAAACTGAATACAGAAAGCAGTGTGATGATTTCTCTTATACAGCAGAAGAAGAGCTTCTTGTGTCCACTTATGGCTTGGATAAAGAGCAAATAGCTTGGAGGAGAGCTAAGGTAGTCGAGCTTACAACTGATGGTGTTGACGGATCAAAGGCGTTTAAGCAGGAATATCCAAACAATGCAGCCGAGGCATTCCAAGTATCTGGTGGTGATGGACTTATATCTGCTAGCGACTGCATGAGAGCAAGAAAGCGAACAGAGAAAGGCAGTGGCCCCCTTGTTGTGGGTGTTGATCCGTCAAGGGGCGGTGATAGGTTTGCAACTATAAAAAGGCAGGGGCGCAAGATGTACGACCCTAAGTGCTTTGTAGGTGACGAGTGTAATAGCCTTGGTAAGAATGTTGCTATATGCAAAAAGATACTTGATACAGTGTGTCCTATAGCTAATCGTGTGCCGGATATGATGTTTATAGATTATGGGTCTGGTGTTGATATTGTTGATAGACTGCACGAGCTTGGATACAAAGACAGGGTAAGGTGTATTAATTTTGGTAGTGGTGCTTTAGATCCAGAGAAGTACACAAACAAGCGGAATGAAATGTGGGGAGAGCTAGCCGAATGGATTAAGGATGAATCATTACCAGTTGAAATACCTGATAGCGATGATGTACAGGCTGACCTATGCGCAAGCCCTTATGATAGAGACGCTAAAGATAGGCGCGTATTGTGGTCAAAGGATAGAATCAAACAGAAGCTAGGCTTTAGTCCTGATATTGGGGATGCCGGAGCGTTAACACTGGCTGAACCTGTAAGTCTCGACAAGCCTGTCAACGTAAATATGAGCTTTGCTAGCGGCTGGTAGTGTATAAATACGATTTATGGAATATAATTGCACCATAGACTAAATCTATACTAATAAAGGTGCACCCAATGGGGCGTAAATCAACGAAAGACATACAGAATAACATTGTAGCCGAGGCAAGAAGTCGACTACAGACATGCTACTCAGCAGAAAGAGGTCAGCGAGAGCTTGCCATTGAAGACTTAAAGTTTGCTCAAGTCGAGGGTTATCAATGGGGTGACAGGGAGAAGAAGCGCGACCGTCCACGGTTTGAAGTAAATAAGGTTGCCGCCTCAGTTAATCAGGTTATCGGTGATTACCGTCAAAACAAGATATCTGTAAAGGTTCGTGCTGCTGGTGGTGATGCTACTGCTGATATTGCCGATACCTACAATGGATTGATTCGCAACATAGAAAACACCTCCAACGCAAAGAACGCCTATGACTCAGCATTTGATCTGCTGGCTAACTCAGGCTTTGGCGCTTGGCGTGTCACCACTAAGTACAATGGATACGACTTTAACCAAGACGTGTGCATTGAACCTATCCGCAATGCCTTAACCAAGGTATGGCTCGACCCAATGAGTACAGATGAAAATAAGCGTACTGCTATGTACGGTTTTGTGCTCAAGAATATGAGTCGAGATGAGGCCATGAAAAAATGGCCTAAAGCAAGGATTAGCGATTTAAATGTGCCTATTACCCAGCTTGATACAGAGGCTGGATGTTTTGACGTACAGATAGATAAGGTCACTATTGCGGAGTACTGGCGTAAAATCCCAATTAAAAGAACCATTGTGCAGCTATCTGATGGCCGCGTAATGGGCTTAGATAAAATGGGAGAACTGCTAGATGAGCTAGAAATGAATGGAATCACAGTCGTCAATGAGCGTGATGTAGATGATTTCAAGGTAGAGATGTATCTGGTTAGTGGGCTGGATGTATTAGAAGGCCCGCAAGAATGGGCTGGTAAATATATTCCTATCATTCCAGTGTATGGCTATAACTATTACGTAGATGCCAAGCATTACTACCATGGACTAGTAAGGCCTGCCAAAGACTCTCAGCGTGTTTATAACTACGCATTAAGCGCAAATATAGAGGCGGTTGCTTTATCACCTAAAGACCCTTATTGGATTACGCCCGCTCAGGCTAAAGGGTTTGAACCTCAATTCTCTAACTTCAATGTTGAGAATAGGCCGTTTATGTTCTTCAATCATGACCCTGACAACATGGGGCCGCCAAAGAGAACGGGCGCGCCTAGTGTTCAATCTGCTTTAGTGCAAACCATGCAGCAGGCAGAGATGGACATGCAGGCCGTTACAGGTCGCTTTGCGGCTAATATGCAGCAAAACCCTAGTAATGAGTCAGGCCGTGCGATCCTAGCCCAGCAACAGCAGGGAGATATGGCCACACAGACGCTTACTGATAATATGGTTAAGGCCATACAATTTACTGGCGAGGTGTTGGTTGATGTACTGCCAAAGCTTTACGATGCCGAGCGACAGGTTCGAGTCATTAAAGAAGACGGCGAAGATGAGTTCGTACTGCTTAATTCAACCATGATAGATACGCAAACTGGCCAGCCTGTTATTATGAATGACTTAAGCCAAGGTCAATATGATGTTATGGCGGATGCGGGGCCTAGTTATCAATCTAAGCGCACCGAGGCTGTCAATGCATTAACTACACTAGCAGCTCAAGACCCAGAGATGGCGGCTATTAGTTCTGACCTTATTGCTAAAAACCTAGACTTCCCGTTCTCTAATGAGCTTACAGAGCGACTAAGGAAACGAATGATTGGTTCTGGCATTATTGAGCCTAATGAGAAAGAGCAAGAGGAAATGGCAGCTAATCAGCCGCAACCTGACCCTATGGCAATCTTACAGCAGCAGTTATTGGTTGAGCGCGAACGGCTAACCAATCAGCAAATGCAAGCCAATATCCAAGCTACTATGTCAAACGCTAATAACTTTGATGCAGCTAGTCAGGAAAAAATGGCCAAGGTTGAGAAGACCATGATGGATACCCAGAAGGTATTAATGGATATGCAGAAGATTATGCAGGACATAGCATCGTCTAAAACAGATCAAACCAATACCGAAGCTGATACTCTTAATAAACTTAAGGAGGCCACTACGCAAACCATGAAAGAAGGTGAAGCGTTAATGGTTAGCGGCGAGGGTATGGAGGTTCGAGAGGATCAATTAGACCTTATTGAGGGACAGATAAGCGAGCAATAATAATAAAGGGGTTTGACACACCCCTATTTATTTACTATCTTAATAGACTTAGTCTAGTAAGGAGGGTGTAAGATGACTAATGAAATGAAGTTACTAATGGCGCTATGTGATGCGCTAGGGTTTGAGGTTGAGCGGGAAACTATTTATACGGTTGATGGTAAGCCTCTAGAGTCTGATGTGGCTTTTAATCTTATAAGTGCTGGGGATGTATCAAAGATTGATAGTGAGGCTAGCTATAAACTTATTAAGAAGGCAGGTGATGGTAAGAAGCAATCGCCTATGCAAGATAAGATTGATGAGGCTAGGGCTGTTGATTGGCATCAGGCTATGTATGGTGAAGCAATATTTAGTGGCAGCGCAGAGTATTGGGCTGAAGCATTAAAAAAGGTGACACTATGAAAACCTTTAGCGCATCACAACTAAGCCATGACCGCCGAGAGATACTATCAGCCGCTAAATCTGAAGGTTGTATTATTCAAAGTAAGAATACTAATGGCGAGGTGCTAGAAGAGTTTATTATGATTAGTAATGATGGTCAGTCGATATACTCTTTATTCGAGAGCCATGAAGATTGTGATGACCCTCAATGCCAGTTGTGCTCTTTTGATTGGTAGATATAAGCCCCTTAACTGGGGCTTTTTTATGTCTGTATTATAAGCATTCATAGTATGAATGAGCACGATTTTGCAATAACTCTAAATGATAGTATAATCTTGTGTTATGGGGTTTAGCGGCCCCATAAATAACACTAATCATCCTAGAGATGCACATGACAGAGCAAACCGCACCAGAATCTAATGATTCTACGACCACGGAAAACGGTATAGAGCCGAATGAAAACCTAGACACACAGGCCAGTGAGTCAGGCGTACAGGGTAGCGATAACCGAGAAGACCATAAACAGAGCGCGCAAGGGCGTATCAATCAGCTATATGGTAAGAGCAAGCACTTAGAGCGAGAGCTAGCAGCAAGAGATGCGGAATTAGCAGAACTTAAAGCAGCGAATCAACCTAAACCAGCAACCCCTACCTTAGAAGCGTTTGATTATGATGACGATAAGTATCAGTCAGCATTAATTGAACATAAAGCAGCTGAGTTAATTGATAGTCGATTTGCGCAACAAGAACAGGCTAGAGTTGCCCAGCAGGAAAAGGCTAAGCAAGCGGAGTTAGTAAGTAATTTTAACAAGGCAAGCGAGGCATACGGTGCAGATAATCCAGAGTTTGTAAGGCTTCAAAATGAAGCTTATCAGGCGGGTATTATTAACGCGATTCCTGAAGGCATTCAAAACGCTATAGCAGCTAATCCGAACGGTCCTAAAATGCTACATGCATTATTACAAGACCCAACGCGTATAGATGCTTTATCAAGTGCGAATCCTTATGAAGCAGGGGCACAACTAGCAAGCCTTGAAAGCTCAGTAGTGGCAAAAGCAGTGAGTACTGCACCGGAGCCAGTTAAAACTTTAGGTGATGGCGATGCAGTAGCGGGAAATGTATCGAGTTCTGACCTGTCAAAGATGACAGCGGAGCAATACTATGCCCACAGAATGAAAAACAAATAAATTTAAAAGGAGCCTGTCATGGCTAACGCTTTAGAAACAATGGACTTAATCGCTAAAGAAAGCTTAGTGATTGCCAAAAATGAAATGGTTATGCTTGACCGCATTGACCGTCAACATTCATCAGAATTCAGTAATGACACTGGTGATTCAATCCGTATCCGCAAGCGTACTCGTTATGAAGCGGTAGATGGTGCGGATGTTACTGGTCAAATCCGCGATATCACACAAGGTACAACTACTCTAACTTTAGATAAGTTTAAATCGGTACCTGTTGCTTTAACCTCAACCGATTTAACGCTAGAGCTTGACGACTTTAATAAGTCAATTACAGAACCAGCAATGATTGAGCTATGCCAGCAAGTAGAATCTGATATTGCTGAATTGTATAAGCAGGTTTACTGGTTTACTGGTACTGCTGGATCAACTCCAAGCACGCTAACAGATATTAA